ATGGTCAAGAAAGCCGTTATCGTGATTTCGCTTGTAGAGGAAAGCGCCGAAAAATCAAATCGAGAGATTGAAGAAGAGATAATGACGGAGCTTTCTACGGAACTAGCAAGGATTCCTTGGTTGAAGAAGGTCGAGAGCGTCAAGGTTTCAGAGGCTTAACCTTCGTTATCCATACTCTCTTCTTTTTCCCCTTTTTTCTTCCAAAACAGGTAAACTTTTGTCTGCAACAACAGAGCCGTCACATGAATTAGTTTAGCCAGTTTTTCCAAAGTCGCCGTCTGCATTCTTTGCCTGTATAACTCACGTTTCCCATAGGGTTCGTGGTAGAAGAATTCCTTCAGAAACCGCAGATGAACGTTTTGCATGAAAGCATGTCGGATCTCCCACAATTGCTCATCTGGCAGGCTTTGGAGTTTGTTCAGAACATATTTTTGGCTTCCTAACAAAGTTGAGCTGAAGCCTAGCTTTGAAAGCGTCTCTCGTACAGCTAGGGCGTGTTTCGGTGTAGGCTGCTCCATAATCTTCTGCATTCCCGCACGTTCGAAAAACGGATTATACTTGGCCATAACGGCGATTGTTTCAACATATGGCGTGCCAGCAAGCGGCAGTGTTTCTCTTACGAGTCGTTGACCCAAACCTATAGTGCGATATTTGGGGTGGGTAACAACCCGCATAATGACGCTCAACTTCTGGTTCAAGTCTTGCACGCTCATTTTCGGCAGAACTTTAAGGCGCCCAGCCACGGTCATTCCAGGATAGCAGTAAACTATAACGCCTGCAACTTCAGCGCCACGCACTGCACGAAAAATCTTGCGAACAATTCCAACGTTGTGGCTGCGATAGTGAAAACCCGCCAGCAACTCATAATCAGATCGTGTGCCTCCCTCAATGCGGATTTCTTTAGTTAAGCTGCATTCTTTGGCTGACTCGTTCTGATAATACCGCACTTCGATTTCCTTGCCAAATCGCTTGTGAACGTGAACCGAAGGCTTCAGGTCCTCAAAGAGGTCGGTGTGTGTTGTGGCTGCCAGAACGGCTTTCCCTTCTTGTCTAGCAAGCTTTTGCACGTTGAAGGCTACAATCTTTGCCGTGTCTCGGTCCAGAGTGGCTGCAAACTCATCCATAACCCAGAACTGAGCTTCACTTTCCATCATTTTCGCTATTTTGTAACGGTATTTCTGCCCGTCACTCAGCTGCTCAAAAGTGCGCAAGAATAGGAAAGCATCATTTAAGCCAACTTTGCTCAGCAGCTCCAAGCCTTCCTCAAGCGTGGCGCCAACTGTTTCGATAAGAGGCTTGTTGCGGTCTGGATGAATGTCGGCGATGTTAATGGCTGAGGCTTGCATGCCGTTCATGATGTCTTTCTCTAAAGCTCTCAGCAGAACAGACTTGCCGGACCCTGAATCTCCTGTTATGAGCGTGATGTCTATCGTCCCTATTTTCAACTCGACATTATCGTAGACCACAAATCTCTCCCACTTGTCCAGACCTAATCCGAAGCTCTCAGCAACGGCTACGACTCTTTTCGTCGGCTTGGGAGCAGCCGTCTCATAGCTTATGTTGACGACGAACTTGCCGCTTTCGCGGTCAAACCTGCGAGCCCAACGCTTAATCTTGAAGAACTCTGTGTGCCTAGCCAATTTTGAAAACCTCCAAGAATGGCTCGGGCTCAGCTCCTGTGCTGGCAACGCATGCTAGGGCGATGGCCCAGAAACGGTCATCGTGAGTTCCCTGTGGATGCGAGAAGCTGTAGATTTCTGTTCCCGGTCTTTGCTCCCATTGTTCTGCGTTCAGCTCTGCCTGCACTTCCATGTCGAAAGGAAGCTCAAACTGACGTCGCGCCTCTTCAGCCTGCAACTCCTTATCGCTCTGTCTGACAGCCATCATCTTCTGCTTCAAGAAACTAGCCAAACCGTGTTTAGATGGCAACGAGAAATCGATTCCTTTCACGCCTGGGAAATCGCTTCTTTTAATCTCTTCGTCCATGCCGAAGGTTCCTGTGTGGTCGTAGTAGACGGCGTTCACGGTTTTCCAGCGGTCGCACAGCGATTTTATGTAAGCCATCTGCGTGACGTAGGGCGTGCCAAGCGGAAACTGCTTACAATGAATCAAGACTAAAACATCGTCTCTTTTGTCGACCACGGCTACGACACCTGGGTCTCTTTCTCTTCCCAAGTCCCAGCCAACATAGAACTCGCCACTGATGTTGTCCTCAAACTGTGCGAATTCCAGAGCTTCATTCTGACATTTGATTATTAGGCTGCTGGGCAAGAACGCGGTTTCATCATCCACGAAACTGCATTCCATCTCACGTTTCCACCTCCAAGTCTCACCCGCATACTGCTCACGCATGCTCTCAACCTGCTGCGGATCCAGTGGACCGTCGGGTTTGAGCACGTTTTCCCAAGTGCGCAGATAACGTGGCGGATCTCTTTCGTTGATGTTGCCGCTGAAGAACTTGAAACCCTTGTCATAACACATCTTCCAGAAAATGCTGTCCTTATTCCATGGTGTGCTGGCGACGTTGATGTAGACCGTTCGGGTCAGAGTCATGGGCAATAGGGCGCTTAGCCAGAGGTCCTTGTCTTTGCGGATGAAGTTCATTTCATCTATGGACACCTTTCTAGGTCCATGTCCTCTAATTGTGAATGGCTCAGGCACTTCAGCCAGAATCTTTGACCCATTTCGAAACCGAATAATCGTTTGAAGCTGCTCCAAGATGAGGGCTTTGTAGACTTTGCGGTCCATTCGGGCTAAATGCTCATGTAAGCCGCCTTCGCCTTGAAAGTAAATTTCTTTGATTTGTTGATGTTTTGGCATGATAACAAGAATAGTGGAGTTGGGCACGGTTGCCGCAAAATGAATGTCAGACCCGGACATAACCGTGGTTTTTCCCGCTCTTCTACACCAGCGTAAAACCTTAAGCGATGAAGGGTCATGCAAGAATTCGGCTTGGTAAGGATAAGGCTTTATGTGCAATATTTCGACGAAAAACTCAACTGGGTCCTGTGGAAGCTCTGTTTCCTCTTGCGCTTGCAGTTCACTTTCCAGTTTTTCCATTTTTTGTTTTTGCCTTTGCTTCATTCACCAACCGCTCCAGTTCGTCAAGTTGAACGTCTATCTCTTTTTCATCAAAACCAGATGCGATGCTGTTCATTATCTGGGCGATGTAGGCGGCTATACGAGCCCACATCTGCCTCTGCTTGAGCGTGACTTTTACTCGCTTCCCCTCTTCTTTCTGTGTTTTGATTTCTCCTTTCGCAAATGCAACAGCCAGATCAAAAAGCAGTTCAAGGCTTCTGATGGTTTTACTACGTATCTCTTGTGTGTCAACCTTAACTGTCCTCTTCAGCTCTGCTATGCGCCGAATAATCATCCTATTGCGTGAAATTCTATCCAAACGGCGATACCCCCCGTATTTTTCCATCATGCCTTCTGCCCAAAAACGGCTCCGAGGATTGTTCCAATGACCAGTGAGATAGCTGCAAAAACCTCGCTGCTGAATGTGCGGAGTACAACAATGTAGGTTATTTCAAGGGTTGTCAGGCTGACGAGACTGACGATGGCGAAGTATATGCCCAAGACAAGCTTCTGGCTTGGAGGAACCTCAACGTCTTGGACTCGCCCTCGTGAACCCTTGACAGTAACCTTCCGTGTCAACGCCTTCTTAATTATGTCTGTCATGCTTTTTTCACTCTCGGCCATGGTTTAAGCCATCGCAACTTGCCGATTTTGAGCCACTTAATCGGCTTGAGCAACTTTCGATTCTTGACGTCTATCTGCAGTTCGAGGACTTCCATAACGTCAAAACCCAACAGAGTAGAGGCGCTATCGGATTCGCTGATGGCTACGAGCGTGATGACTGGTTTCTCGCATATGGTGATGCAGACATAAGCGAAGGGAAAACTGACGACCCTTCCATCTGCAAGTTCTGCTTCAGCCCTGCCAACTTCCTCGAGCTTCAACTGCTTGGCTAGTTTTTTGGATATTACGCAGCCGCTGGCTCCAGTGTCAACCACAAACTTTGTTTGACTTCTTAGCTTGGGATTCTTCGGGTTAGCAATATAGCCTTCAATCCAAACGACCTTCTCAGCCTTATTCTGCTTCAAAACAATACGATCCATCGGCTATATCCTCCCAATTTTGTAGCGAGCCACATTCGCTGTCTTGCTCCGAAGTGCGTAAAGGTAGTCAGCTAGAAGTGGCAGCTCCTTTCCCAGCTCAAGAGTTGTTTCCAGTGTCTGAGTTTCTGCGATTAAGCGGTATTCGGCGCTTATGACACGATAGTATCCGTCAACGTTCTCGTTTGGCAATGTAGCCCAGATGCGGTCTCCGGCTAAGATGGGCGTGGTTCCAAAGTCTATGATGTCGCTGGTTACTCTGATGTACTCCGCTGGTGTGCTGAGATGGGCATGTAGTGCTTTGGCGCGGAGTAGACACTCGTTGTCTGTGTGTAGTTCTTCGTCGGTTTCAGCTAATTCTCGAGAACCAGACCCAAATGTAGCGCTCCATCTTGCGCTGTTGAAGAATAGGTTGTCGACCCAGAAAGCGCCTGTCCCTGTGCCAGAAAAGTACATGTACCACAGGATCTCGTTGATTATTTCCCAATTGAAATTCGGGACATCGCTACCCTGCCACTCATCAGCATACTTCTTGCCTACGTTAAACTTCTGGAAAACCCATTTGTCCGCTTGAATCTCAAATTCCTTTCCTGCCCATTTGCCGGTATTGTCTTGAAGAATTATTGTGGCTTGTCCATTGAAGGATGATTCTCGCCTGATTTGAAATTGCAGTGTTGGGTATCTATTGCAGTTAGGTTGCCATCCAGACGGAATTACTAGACGCAGACAATTGTAATAGTCAGGTGTGCTGTTAGAGTGCTTGATGGAATATGAGCCCACTGCTTTCGTTGTGCCATCTAGAGAAACGCTTCCCGTTCCGGTGCCACTGATCCAATCGTTTATCGTGTCGCTATTGATGTCCAGAGTCTCTGTCCAAGAGTCGCCATTGCTGGGATACTTCTTCTCAGCTGCACCGTAAACGAAAATCTTGTCTCGCTTGCGAAAGATGCTCTTCCGATATTCACTTACCTCTAAGCGCTCTGATAGGCTTACTGTTGATGTTTTGCTGTTGGTTGGGAAGAACTCGAATTTGCCGTCAGGAGCCACTCTGAAATCGAATCCGATAACTCCAGCCTTGTCAGCGCTTTTCGCTATGAACTTCACAATGTCGAAAACAGGCGTGTTCTCATACTCAAGCTTGGTATAAGTCGTGTCAGTGTTCTCTACGAGTTCAGTTGAATCCCGAACATGGCTTAAGCCCACATAATAGTCGAGCAGGTCTTTGACGATGGCTTCACCCTTCTGATTCTCGTAAGTTTTGGTGACAACTCGGCGAAAGAGTCGCTCACCCCAGCAACGTCCCAAGACACGCAGGAAGTTTTCACCGTGAGAATCTGAGAGAGCCTTGATTTCCTCGACCGTGATTGTTGCGATTAGTGGACAGTTGGCTCCTCTGCCTATGCTTATGCTTCCGTCATTGCCCACGTTGACGGGATAGCTTCCTCCAGGGCTGTACTTCTTGTCAAAGTTTTGAAGCAGACACTCAAAGCTAGACACCTCATCCGTGCAGCCTAAATGCGCTCTTAACTCTACAACATCATTCTGAGGAGGCGCAACAGACCCGAAAACGACGGTGCACACAGGAAGGGCTACGCTCAATACTCAACTCCTCGCCGATAGTATTCCTCTTCGCCAGCTCGCCTGATTGATCGACTAGGCGTCTTCGCAAGCTCCTCATTGTACTCAGCCTGAGCAGACGCCGCATCTCTGGTAGTTGAGGCTAACCAAGCCATGTACGCCGCAGTGGCAATGACTAAGCCTACCCCGAGAGTAAGCAGAGCGATTTTCATAGCCAAAGCAGCATTCAGAACCCAAGTCGCAGCCGCAGCGATGTAGCTTGATGCAGTGTGTGCTATTTGAGCCAAGCTTGCAGTTCCCAAAGCAGCCTTAAGAGAAACGAAAAGGTGAATCGCCGTCATTATTCCCGTGAGCATGCGTCCAGTCTGAGAGTCCAAGGCACCAAAAGCGTAGGCTAGATGAATTGCATCCATGGCAATAGTGCGAAAGGCGTAGCTTGCACGGTTTTCAGCTCTGATTGCCACAGATATCTCGTGAAAGCTCAACTTGTGCTTGCCTCCCTTATGGCGTCGTCGATTGCGCGGTTGACATGCTGCACAAGACCCAGCATGCCCAATTCTAGAGCGCGACTGAGAAAGCGTCTAGCCTGCATGAAGCGAGTTCCAAATTCAACGAAGGCGGCGTAAGATGCTCTGGCACCAAGTTTGAACGCCCACTCACGAACACGCTCAGCGAAGATGGTGCTGGCCAAGTAGCCGGTCCTTTTGGGCGCCAAATTCTGAGCCCTCGTCTGCATGGCTGAAACTTCAAAATTTAGTGCCTCATCGACACGCCCACGCATGCTCAGGTCTAGGCGATCGAGTTTACGTTGTAGCTCAGGAATGCCGTACACGTCGACTTGCATTTCAACGGACACGATGATGCGCCTCCTGCTTTGCCTTACCAATTTCCTCCTCGGTTTGACGATCTACCTCACTCAAAATCACGACGAAAGTCTCGATGTCCTTGGCTGACTCTCTTCGGATTTCGCTGGGCAGCTTGCCGAGTTCTTTGCAGAGTCGGAATTCAATGAGGCTGGGATGGGGCTTTTGCCTTCGGATGGCTCGGATAAAAAACGCTGTTCATCAGGCGTTATGCCACATAGTTTATTGGCGATCCTAGAGAACAATTCTCCTAATTCAATTGGAATGCCTTGGTCTTCACCAAGCAATTTCTCCAAGTTTATGGGCTTCGAAGCAGGCTGCTCCCGAAGACTAGCCCATATCGTCTCAGCTTGGATGGCCACAAAGTCCGTGCTTACGACTTGTCCGGTGATGTGATGGTACTTCGTATGCTTTTGAATGATGCGGCTTCGTTTAGCCCATGTGATCTCTTGGAAAACGTAGCTGCCAGCATACTGTTCTCCAAAGCGGTTGTCTAGCTCAATTTCTTCCTTTCGCATTTTGAATCATCTCCATGGTTGCGATTCGATTTCTGATGGCTGTGTTGATGTCTTCTAGCACGATGTCCTGCATCCACTTGGGCAGCTTCAGAACCCTTTCTCCCAATTCATCCCACATACGCATCCATTTCCTTCTCTGGTGTGCATCCCGACCGAAGCCTTCCAATGTCTTGACTTCAACGCTCATCCTTAACCCACTCCAACGATCACAATGTCAAAACTAAAGCTCTCAATCCCAGAAACTGTTTGAGCAACCTGAAGCGTCAAAGTTACAGGAACCGAGCCGCCCACATCTATCTGAGTTCCATTGTAATCCCATGACAATGTCATGAAGGAGCTGGCGTTGAGCGGGTTCCAGTTTTCTGTGCGCATTGTCAAAGTCAATGGCACATTGCTTTCATTGACGATGTAGGCTGAGAAGTTCTTGCTTTCACCTGGCTCTATTATGCCCCAGTCAATCTCGGTGACGGACACGGTGAAGTTGATGTCCTTGTAAATGCCCACGCCGACAACCTTAACTTTGGCAACATTGTGAACGCGCTGGCTCCACTCCATAACGGCAAATGTTGAGACTGAGCCAAGCAGAAAAGCCACAGCCAGAGCAATGAAGATAATTGCCTTGTTCATCCCTAGTCACCTCCTAGCTTATGACAATGTCTCTCGCAACGAAAGGCGCCTTCAGAGAAACAAGGTCTTCAATCTTGGTCGGAGAGCCGACTTTCTCCCATTTGCAATATTTGAATAGGGCGCTGTTGGTTCCGCCTAAGCCGAATTTGAGGCTGAACTCGCTGTCGTTGACTGCGTCATCGTATTCTTGTTTGTTCTCAAACTCAAAAGTCACTTCACCAGTTAGGACTCTGTGGCGCTCCTGAAGATACTTCAGAAGATAACCGCTTGAGCTTCGTATGACTGGAACCCTTTTGAGGTTGTTCTCTATGGCGAATTTCCAATCCGTGCATCTTTCTACCGCGGCTAAGCCTGACCCGTCTCCCGCTCCACGTTGCACGTAGCTGTCGCTGAAAGGCACGGCACCAGTGTAATCTGCGTAGGTAGCTCCACTGATTTTGGCAGTTCCAACAGCCAAGTCCTGACCGATCAAGTCAGCTGTGGCTTTGACGACATCCTCGATGGAACACTCAACCGTTACCTTGTCCATTCTGCAGCCTTTGTGAAGCAAATCAATAATGCCGCTTGCCTTCTCGTAGAAAACCTCAATGCTCGCTGAGTAGAGAGTCGTTATGTACTGCAAGAAATTGATGGGCGCATCGCTTGGAAGAGCGTAAGCTACTTTCAGGTCGACACGTCTTAAGCCTCTACGCAGGACTCGAAGGTCTCTGGAGCCTATGCCTCGAATCTTGAGCAGTCCAGGGTCTAAAGCGGGTTCAACGTTCTCAGCCGTTGCGATTCCAAGCATGCTCGGGTTGGTTGGTGTCACGCCGTATGTGCTCTCTTGTACGTAGTAGATTTTGGCTTCGTGCGCTCCGTAGACGCTCATGTTCGACTTTTCCTTCTATGTTGCTGGGACATTTTCAAACATCCATCCTATGACTGTGAATTCGGTGTGCAAGAGAAACGGCTTGACTGAAACATCGTCTGAATCGTTGTACGTGCCGAATTTGACGTGAGTCAAGCCTTCAGCAGTCAAACTGCATTTTGCATAGTCGCAGTAAAGGATTGCAGGCGTCACGCCATCGCTTGGGTTCGTGGTTCTTGCCAAAAGGTAGACGTAGCCAACGCCTGAGGAATCCATTTGAATGTAATCGGTCAAATTCGAGATTAGCGTGATGGATAGAGTCTCGTCAGCACCACCGGACCCGGTTTGAGCATTTTCCCAAGCTGCAGCCACATGGTTCCAAACCTTAACTGTGACTCCGTTGCCGCTTGGTGCTGTGCCGTAACCCTCAAAACTAAGAACAAGTTTCTTCACGTTGTTCTCATGCGGATCGTATTTGGATGTCTCGATTTTGACCCTGAAAAGCATCAGAGCATACTGCAGGTTCACGTTAACGGATTTTGAGAAGCGATTGTCATCACTGTACCAGAGATTCTGATATTCAACCTCTGTTAATTCTGTCCAGTTGACTGAAGAAGGAGCAAGTTCGGAGGATGATCCACTGTGATAAGCGTCATGTGGGCCACTTACGCCAAGACCATAGTAGTCGTAGGCTGTTTCATTGGGGTTAACCCGTTTCTGGCGGACAATGCGGAGGATCTCTTCACGAAGTTTAGACCTAGTCCTAGTGGCAGGTTGTTTTCCAGTCTTGTCGACGACCCAACAATCAACCTTCAGGTTCAGGATGCGCTGAGAAAGAGATTGATTGAGATTTAGAGGTTTGACTTGGCTAGGCTGCCTCAACCCAGCCGTGACTTGCCCGTCGTAGTTTTTCAACAGTTCCCTGTCATACCATTCGCGGCTCAGGTAGATGTTTGCGATGCTGCCGTCGTCGTTCACAACTCGCATATTCGCCTTAAGCAACCGTACCAGAGTAGTCACTGGATCCTCAGTTTCAGGCACCTAGAAACCTCCGTAAGACAGCTTTTCGGTAGATTGTTTCGCCTTTGAAGTCGTATTCTTGGATGTCGAGAACCTCGTAGTCTACGCCTTTGCGGCGTATTTTGTCATGATGCCTTAATGGAGCGAAGACAAGAATGGTTAGGTAGTCGTTGATTATGTAGCCGGGTTCTATGAGAGTCTCATAGGCTGTGGCTGGCGAAACTATGGCTTTGATGTCTACGCCTTCGCCGTAAGAAATCTGGTCGCTTGCTTGCCTTATTGGGTAGAGGGTTACGTTTTCGCCTTTCCACCGCAGAATCTGAGTGAAACGGGTTATGGGCTCCTCGTAGTTTAGATAGAGGAGTGAAAGCCATGCAACCGTTGCCATTGCCTGTTTATTTTCCACATAGCTGTAGTCAGCATGCTTGACGCCCCAGAACATGAATTCGCTTTGATGCTTCTCGATGATTTGCATGCTGAACTGAAAACTCGACTTGTCATGATTCTTTCGTAACTTCCAAAGAATGCCTGAGGTAACGGCATCATAATAGTCGGATGCTGGAAAACGAGTTATGACATCGATGTAGCCTGCCCAACAAATAGCTGGATTGTAGGCTGGATACTGAGCGCTTGCCCGAATCGTGTTGATGAGATGATAAACCTTCTCGACTGTGAGGCTCCAACCCTCATATTCGTACAAGCCGAGAAGAGCGTAAGCGAATGGGTCGTCGTAAATCTCGTTTTCAGTCAAGCCGACTCTGTGCCACTGTCCGTCGCCGCTTGGTGGCGGTCGATACTCAAGATAGAGATTCTCAAAGCCAGAACGCAGAAAGCCCACAAGGTTAGCCATCATGCTTTCATAAGTGCTCTGGTTAGCTGGGTCTTCTTCCACCAGCATTTTCAAGGCGATGAGTCCGTAGAGGTTTTCAACGTCCATCTCTGGAAGCCAAGCGTCGGTGTCTGTCACGGCTCGGGCGAATCCGCCATAATACTTGTCATGAATAGTTGGAGTAGGCGGATTCTGCATGCTGAGAAGAAATGTTGCGCCCGCAAGTTTAGCGGCGTTAAGGTATCCCGCTGTTCCAGTTAGTTTGTAAGCCTTTATGAAAGCTGGGATAACTCTGCAAGCGTCAACGCTGTAATAGTATGAGCTTGTTTCGTTGCTTTTGAATCCGCCATAAGCCTTCTTCAATGGGTCGCTTGTGTACTGTTGGGTTAGAATCCAGTCGGCAAGAGACACAATCTTGTTATAGATGTCTGTCTGCTTACTCGAAAACTGTGGGTCAGAGTAGGCTTCGTAGAGGAAATCGATTGCAAAAGCAGCAGCGAAAGCAGCTCTGCCCCAAGTAGGGTCTGGACCTGAGCCTGGAATAACGTAGACATAGGGCCCATAATCCATGATGAATTGATAGTAAGCGTCTGGAATCTGCACGCTACGTCATCTCCACTGTTGGTTCACGCATCTTGTCCAGCATGCGGTTCAATTCAGCCTGCAAAACATCGAGCGGCGGAGCCTTACCGAGGACGCTCACGTTCTGGTCTCCAACCGAGAAGCTTAACCCAACAGCTGAGCCGCCTGTGAGATAGCAGATAGCGTAAATGGCTGCAAGAACCGTGATGAATTCCTTCTCAGCGTCGGTGCAATTGCTGTAGTCGATTTCTTTGCCTGTTTCAAGCTCAAGCGCGACCTCAGCACGCTTAATCATCTTCAAAACCTTAGCGTCTGGAACCTCAGCTGAGCTGACGTTAATCACGTCGCGTACATCATCAACGCCTACGCTTGCCAAACGGACTCTGGCCCCAAAAGAAAACGGGAAAGAAGACAAATTTAAGGAATCTTGGCGAAAAAAACAGGGTTAAAGAGACTGTGTCCGTGTGGGCCAAAGAATGTTGAGTGCCCAAAAATGTTATACATGCGTCCCTTCGAACCAACTGTGGGAAGTAAGGGCAATGGTTAGGCGTATAGATTTCGAAAGCTTTGCAAGAGGATGGCGTTTTCCCAAGTATAAGCGTTTTCAAGCCTTGATGAAAACCTTGATAGAAACATCTAAGAAAGAATGCGTTCATCTGACTGAGATGAACAACCTCTGTCTTGTTGCCGTCTATACTTATATGGCACTCTCCAAGATACCTTCATTCTTTGATGATAAGAGACATATCTCAGACAGATATGCCAATTCACTTGTTTTTCCATGCCTAGTCGAGTTGATTCGAACCTCGTTGTACACAGTATTTTTTAGCAGTAGTGGATTCTACAGAAGCGCATATAACAACATTAGGTATTTCCTTGAATCCACCGTCCAAACCTTCTACATAGACTTCAAACATAGGAACAGTGACTTTTTCTGCAAGGTAGAAATATTGAGAGAAGTGGAAGACAAAGCCGAATATCGTGGCGTACGATTGATACGTGAACTTGAGCCTAAGTACGGAAAAGACATTGAAAAAGAATAT